CATTACATGGAGTTCGGTGTGTTTGAAGGTAAGTCTATAAATTATCTAGCCAGTTTAAATAAGAAAGTAACCTTTCATGGTTTCGATAGCTTTGAAGGATTACCTGAAAAATGGTTCATGGGTCATAAAGTTATTGAGAAGGGACACTTCGCTATAAGTGAATTACCAAAGGTAGTACCGAATGTGGTATTACATGAGGGTTGGTTTGAAGATACCGTACCTATCTGGAAGAAAGACCACAACAGGCATATATCATTTATGAATATTGATTGTGATTTATATGCATCTACAAAAACTGTTCTTGAATTATTAAATGATCAGATTGTTAGTGGTACATTAATACGGTTTGATGATTTGTTACCATCACCTATATCCCCTTATCCAAAATGGGAAGAGGGAGAATGGAAAGCTTTAAGTGAATGGTGTGTAAATTTTAAAAGAGAAGTTGTACCAATGGCTAGATCTTGGAAACAAGGTTGTATTATGAAAGTTGTGACATAATTAATACAAGTCTTGGACGTTCTTTTATCTATACATGCGGACATATAGTTATAGCTATGAATGTTGTCTACTGGTTGACTGGCGCTTCATTGTTTGAAGCTGGGTTAGTTGCTTTAGTAGAACCATGTATTAATGGATGTTGGTACTATATACTTGATAGATATTGGTCAACACAAATGAAAGTTAATTAATGCTTAAATGGGATGGGTTTGATAATGCAATAATTGGTGTCGGAGAACGAAACAACACCGACTCAATGATTGTATATGATTACGATAAAATGGTAAAAGTTCTTGTTACGAGAGATGACATGTCCTACGAAGAAGCTGAAGAGTATATTGACTTTAATATTGTCGGTGCCTGGATTGGTGACACGACTCCAATAATAGTAACAAAGAAAAACATAGAAGAAATAGAAGAGGAGTACTAAATGGTAGAACGTATTATGGACCCTAATAATATTAGAGCTGATCATCTTGAACGATATAACTTTGCCGTCAAGAGATTAAAGGATATCAAACCTGAAAACATTTTAGATATTGGTTGTGGTATTGGGTATGGCTCTGTGATTATGCATAACTTATTATGCGCCTCGATTGACTGTATTGATAAATCAGTAGAAGCGCATGATGTATTTGAAGAAGCTTTTAGCCGTGATGTCGGTAAGGTTAACTACATTGTTACCGATATTACTAAGCTGGAACCACGCACGTTAAGACCCGCCTATGATGCTGTCGTATCATTTGAGTTTATAGAACACATACCACCAGAGTTGGGGCAAGATGTATTCGACCTGGCTGCGGATAAGTCCGATATATTTATAGTGTCGTCTCCGAACGAATGTGTACGACCCCACCAACTACCACCAATCAATGAGTTTCATTATAAGCATTACACTCCAGCTGAGTTTGAGGCTATGGGTAAACAAGCAGGATTTACAGATGTAGAATTCTTTTGCCAGACTAGTGGTAAACACTACACGGTAAGACCCGGCCTAGAGCAAGGGAAGTTTATGATCGGTGTTTTTACAAAGTCTAAAGTTTTAGGTAGGGGTATGGGTACCCTAGATTTACAAGTAAGGGGCCATATTTGAAAATCTGCTCATTTTGTCTATGGTAGATATAATATATATAGATGTTGTTACGGTGGGTTTTTCTTGGTGGGGGTCTCTTATATAAGGGGACCGGTTAGGTCCACCGATTATTAACCCGAGCGACGGAGGAGCGAGGCAAAAAAAATAATGCCTAGAGAGATTTTTTAATGTTTCTCTCTAGGCAAATTATTTAATTATTTATCTAGTCAATGTTAAGTTTTTTTACTTTAACCTGGCCAGATATTGGACACGTATAACCGTCCCAAAAATTGGTATTTTTCCAATCTTCCTGGGTCTTTAGATAAAGAAGATCTGACAGTTTAGGATCTATAAGACTTTTTAATGTTGTCATTATAGACCACCTTTCAAAGCCTTTTTAATCTCTAGTCTAATTAGATCGGCAAGATCGGGATCATTAGACTGTCTGGCTGGCGTTTTACAGGTGACATAGTCGACAGGTTTCTTGATCATATCGTAAGTTACCTTACCATCTAGAGCAAACTGAGTAGCCCAACGGACAGCCTGCATAAGGTCTTTTGGAGGGTTGAACGGGGCAATCCACTTATCCAGATAAACTTTCCCTAGAGAGCATTTAGGATCAGCTTCGTTAAATACTTTAGGGAATATTTTATTTTCATCACTAGACAAATTGACAAAATAAATATCTTTATCTTTAACCGGTGGATTGTTTGGATCATTTTTCAACGGGTTAAAATAGTTAGCCCAGACCGAAATTGATCCAAAAGTTTTAATTGGTTTTATTTTCATGTTTCCTTCTTGTGTTATAAGCCGGATTGATTTCCGACTTAATATCATTATATCATACTTTTTCGATATTTCAACATTCTTCGGAAAGCCTTGCTGACCGGGGCTTTCCGGCGATTGTTCCACGTGGAACATCTATATAAACTGAGCTAGTCTATATGATCTAAACTTTATTAACTAAGTTCCCAATAGTATCATACGCAGAAGAGACGCATCATTTAATTTAGAATAGTTCTAAACTAGGTCTGCCCCCTAGATACCCACCCAATATTATACATAGTCTATGACTTTGTTGTATACTTTTGTCAATGATTTCAATAACATGCGTTATGTCTAGAGCCTAGGGAGATTTGTGTTGATTTGTCGGTCGGAGTGTGAGATGATATAATTGGGGAAGGCTACTGAAAATTTCTCAGTATTTTCCCTTTAATATTAATACTTTGCATACTATTCTAGAGGATCTTATTTCCTTCTTTTTTAACTCTAGGGTAGTGTGCTTCTAACAAGGAGACAACTAATGCCAACAGTTAATTTACAAAAAATATTAGATGAAGAAGTAGGAAAAGGTAATGTAGCTTATTGCTATATCAAAGTTCCAGAAATTACCAATGGTAGGTTTCTGGGTAAATGGAGACTAGCCAGAGCCTATGAAAGTGTATCTGGTTACTATCCCTATGGTAAACAAAACAAAGATGATCCATCAGAGTTTGATAAGTTCGTAGGATCATCTGACTATGTCGATGCTATTGTTAATCGTTGGAATGATAACCTTGGTATTACCAAACAAAGAGCCTTTGAGATAGAGGCATCAACAACATTTTAAAAAGGAGACATCATGACTAAAGAAATAATCTTTAAATCTAAACTACCCGACGAAATAGATGACAGGGTTGAGAAGATTCAGACTAGACTTGAACAACTTAAACCAGAGTTTGAGGCTATGGCTGATGAACTTGGCGAGATTGGTTGGAATTTAGAAGACAAATATGGTAAAGACTTGTGGCGATGTTCTAGTAATAGATTACAAGACAAGAAATCTGAATTTGAACGAAGTTTATGGCTATCTGATTGGCTAAAAAACTTTAGAATTAACCCACAAGACTAGAAAGGAAATAACTAATGCAACGAGTAGCAGTCTATAGAAACTTACACAAGAACTGTTTGTCTATTCAATCTAGAGAACGAGAGAACTACGGAAAGATTATTGGTTATTGTAAATCAATATTCATTAAACGATCTAAGTTTATTGTTAGAGAAAAGGGTAGACTAAAAGTTCTTAAAGAGGGTAGAAAGAATGTCCATGCTTTTGTCGTTGGCGAATGTCCAGACTTAAAGCTATGGAGTTGGCAAGATAGGGATATCACAATGGGTGGTAACCCTACGACTAAGATATTCTATAACCCTTACAAATATTCAACCTTTGTGGATAAGGTTGGCAACCCAGTCCACAAAGCGAGAGCCGTACTGGTTAATACTAACTATATACAAGCCGATTTAAACTAAGGAGACAATGACGATGTTAACCCACACTATACCAAGACAATTAATATCAACGGGTAATACTAAACTGAACAAGGCGATAGAGTTTGGCTATCTTAACGAGGGTCTTTCTCTATCACCTGGAGATAAAAGTGGCTACGAAATGTGTGCCTATCGTACTGAGGGTTGTTCAAAGTTGTGTCTAGACATTCAAGGACGAGGAGTAATGACAAATGTTCAGAAGTCTAGACATAATAAAACTATGTACTTTATGAACGATAAGGTAAAGTTCATAGAACAACTAAGCGATGAGCTATTATCAAGGCTACTCTATGCTAAACGAAAAGGTCTACGATACGCATTCAGACCGAATGTATTCTCAGACCGAGAGGAGTTCTGGAGGTCTGGAATCATGGACGATCACCCACAAATCCAGTTTACAGATTACACCAAGAACCCTCATCGTATGGACAAGTTTCTCAAGTCGCTGCTACCTAGGAACTATTACTTAACGTTCTCAAGGTCAGAGACCAACGATCCAGAGTGCGAGGATATACTTAGCCGAGGAGGAAATGTGGCTGTGGTATTCAGACATTTTCTACCAGAGTATTGGTTTGGTTATCCAGTTATTGACGGAGATGTCCATGACTTGAGATTCCTAGACCCACAAGGTGTTGTCGTTGGTTTATTAGCTAAAGGTACAGCTAAGAAATCAGATAATGCTTTTATTGTTAACCCACTAGATAAGGAGTAAATCTATGATGACAATTAAAGACCCTACCTCTATAAAGAATACTTTAGAGAGGTTAGAAAATATATTAAAAGAGATTAGTATATCAGTCTCGGAGCTAGAAGACAGAGTATCTGATGCTGAACATCAATTAACATCTGATATTGAGAGTATGCTAGACAATGTTCGAAGTGATATTGGAAGCGACATACAGTCTGCCATATCTGATATCAACTCGAACACCGACCAACTGAAAGACTGATTGACTTTCACTAGATTAATTATTATTATAGTTAGTCTAGTGGGGTAGTGTTTTTTCATGTTTCCTATACACTATCCCACTAGCCTAACTATTAAGTTGGCATAGTTAGGTGACGTAACCCAAGCCAACACAAGGAGACGACTATGACTCAAAAACAAAAAGAAATGTTCAGAGAGCAAGAACTTATTGAGATAGGTAAGGCTATCTCTGAGGCAGATGGAGAGTGTTTGCATGAGATAGTGCATAATGTTCTCAAAGATCGAACTCTATCTTTAGTGACAGAAGAGGAGGTCGAGGAAATGGTACGACAAGACCTTGAGGAACAAGCCATGGATCATGGAGATTGGGGGACAGAGAATGGGATTTATTAAAATGTTATTATCTTATGTTGCATTTTCTCTAGTCCTCTTGTGGATTTGTATATTAATCGTTAGCTAAGGAGACACTATGCCAATTAGAAAATGGGATAACCTACATGTTGTAACCCACAACGATATGCATATCATATCAGTAGGTTCTAGTTTCTTGGGTAAAATTACCGAACCATACGAGAACTTAGTTCGTATGTTAGGTACACCAAGAGATGACAATACTAAATGGGTCAGTTGGAGTTTACAATTTGACTCTGACCCTATATCTGTTGTGACTATTACATCACTAGACAAGAACAAGTCCGATGTATTTGACATGACCAATTGGTCTATCAATGGTCACGATATACTTTATTACGACAAGCTAAATGTTAAACTTCATCAATTTAGAAAGGAGGCAGTATGAGTGATTGGGTAATTATTGATGTCTGTAAAGACCATATGTCAGAATGTCTGGACTGTTCCTATGTGGGGACAGATTGGGCAGAGAATGATAAATATATCTTTGACACCGAGACTAGGGAGAACCATGTCTTTTGTCCTCGGTGTCATAGTGAAAACTATTTTATAAAGGGAGATAAATAATGGATATAAATATAAAAAATATAAGATACTTTAAAACTAGAAGGGGTCTAGGGTATGAGGTTAAAACTGATAAAGGTACTATATGGAATGACGGAAATGGTGGTGCTACTTACTTTGAGGCTAACTATCCTAGATACCAAGCAAAAGACTTCTCACATTTAACAGAGTGGGATTTAGAATCTATTATTGATGAATACGAGGGGGTAGAAAATGACCATTGAAGAACAACTAAACCAAAAGCAAGAGGAGATCCACAATCTTCAAATGCGACTAAAGAACAAGGTTGATCTATTAAATAAGATTAAAGAATGGTTAAAGGTAGAGTTAGATATCTCTTATCTTTCACCTAAGACTAAGAGAGAAGCCTTGGACGATATGCACGACAATGATCCTCTATGTTATGGGCGATATGAATGTGCCAAAGTATTGTTAGATTTTATTAACGATGAAGAAAAGAATCAACGACCGTCTGCAAATAAAAAGACTATTAGTGGGGCTAGCTTCATTAATCATATGGACAACGAAAAGGAGTCAGACTAATGGATCCAGTATCTTTAATCATAGGTATAACAATGAACCTATACACGTTAAACAATATGGATTTCTTTCATCAACGATCTGCCAACAACAAGACTATGAACTGTCGTTGGGAATATGTTGGTAAGAAAAAACCAGACCCACAAAACCCAAGCCTCACACTCTTGGGCAATGTGTATTATAAACAATACTGTGTGGAAAAGGAGACAGACTAATGACTAAAGTTAAAATAATATTTCCAAATGATGACCCTAGATGGGAGTATGTGCGAGGTGGTTTTCCCACTACTAGAGAACAAGCAAGAGATTGTTGGATGAGTATATCTTGTAGCCTTGCACCAGAGTGTCTGGCAGAGGACGGCGAGTTGCCATACTACTTACAGATACAGAAACGAAGAGATGTATTAAAGGATGCAAAACTTTTAGTTAAGCATGGTTTCAAATGTCCGTCAGATATTGCTGATATGTGTGATGATAATGGGCTAATTAAATATAAGGAGAAAGATAATGACTAAAGATTTATTTATATTAACTAACGAACAACAAAGGGTTCTTAAAAAACTTAACTGGGATACAACACCTCAAGGTAAGGTTTTAGATTTATACCACGAGGATTTCCAAGAGGGTGTATGGGAACAAATACTACAAGTAATGGGTGAGAATTCTGATAAACTAACATTGTTTGTAGTTGGTGTTAATTCAGATGAAAGGAGAAGTGAGTGATGAATGAAAAAGAATTTGTAAAATGGCTAGATAAAAATGCACCAGTTGATTACGAAGAAGTACAACATTTTAGTGATGAAATTGGTGCATCAATATGGATTAGATTTGATTTAGAAAAGGAGGAAGATGATGACTAAAGAAAATGCGATAGCATTAGAACTAATCAAAGACAGAAATGAATTAGTTAAAAGTTTATCCTCAGTTTGGGAGGTCTTACATATGGCAAGAGAGGACTGTATATCTGAGGGTATTGAGAGCAATGACGAACAATGGAACGAAGTAACTTATGCTATGGCTAAGATACACGAAGCATTAAACATTAAACACGAGGAGGTGTGATGACTAAAAAATATTATACATTTAGTGTCCCATGTGAATACATTTATACTGTTACAGCAGAGAGTGAAGAAGAAGCTACACAAATTTTAATCAGAGAGGGTGGTCTTAGTCTTGATGGGGAGTTACGTTTAGAACAACATAATTATACACAAGCAGAACTTTTAGACGTAGTTGAGGAGATGAGAGATGACTAAACCTATAACACTAGAGCAAATAAAAAATATAGTGATAGATATTAAATCTGATGATGAATGGGTTAACGATAGCCAAACACAAGCAGAATATAAAGGTGTGTGTAATGGTTTGGATATGCTTGTTAATCATCTTGAAGTAATAGAAAGGGAGAGTGATGACTAAAGAACTGTTTGCTTTATACCTAGTTTTCTCTACACCAACTGGTGTGGAGGAGAGGTTCGTTATGGAACGAGAGAACTGTAAGAACCTACAACCGATCGTTGAACAAGAGTTTAAACGATTGAATATTAACCGAGATGGAATACAGTCTGGACACATATGTATAGGTTGGAAGTTTCATCTCATAAGACAACAAGCATTGGAATCACAGCACAATAGATTGACGACACCACCACAACCGAGAACGTCAAGACCTTGTGTTGTACCAATGAGGGAGAGTGAGTAATGAGACAACTTGATTTATTCTATGACAAACTACCTCAGTATATAATTACTTGGGACTATAGACTTAATAATCATAGACGAACCTATAATGTTTACGATGATTGGGATGGGATTACAGTTGCAAGGTTCTTTGAAAACGAAGACTACTACAAGGACAAAAGGAAACGACGAGATAAGATCTTTTGCGATATACTAGATACTTATAATATAAAGGACGATTGGTATGAGGATCATGAAATAAAATATTTTCATGGTACACATCAATCTGCTGCGAACTATATTAAGAATGTATTAGGTCAGAGGTATCGATATGTTTGAGGCTTTTATTGTAACGATGTGGTTTGAAGTTGATGGTCATCTGTTTCACAAGAGACACCCTAAGATATCCCACAACTGTCAGCAAACTGTTGACCAACTACGAGAATCATTTGATAAGATACCGATTGATTTGGTAGCTATTAAATGTGATACATCTAAAACCTATAGAGAAAGAAAGGAATATTTAAATGGCAAAAGGTAATGGTCAAGACATACAAGACGAAAAGATTCTTACCGATGTAGAGATGGTCTATGCATTGGCTAAGATAAAACACTTCAAAGATGTGGTGCAAACAATATCAATCAAAAGATATTCTCAAGAAGAATACTTTGATGTTGTCGATGCAATCTTTGAAGATATATTTAACCCACTAACTGATAAGGAGAAACAATAATGAGTGGTTCAGAACTAAGACTAAGCGATCTAAAACGAAACTTAAAACCAATAGTCGATGAGCTATTGGATAGTGTATCTAAAAACCCAGAGGACATAGAGTATCTTATTGACTATGCCTTAAAGGATATACTCTATCCAAAAAAACGAACGGCTAAGGATAGGATCGTGCACAACTGGAAACATGCTTTAAAATCGGAGGTTGTTGATCCAGAGGATGTACCTTTTAATAGTGAATTTAAAAACTCACACACAGTTAAGGTGACCGATGATCGACCTTGTGATACCGAGGCATCGGATAATCTTATCAAAGTTGACTTCAGTCCCGATAAGTAATGAGAAACTGTAAGCGAATAGGGTGTGACACTAAGGTCACATCCTCAAGGAATAAGTATTGCTCGATGACGTGTAGTGCTGTAGTTAATAACACTAAGTTTCCTAAACGAAAACGAAAAGACTATGGTCACTACCGATGTGCCTACTGTAATAAGAAACACATCAAGAGAAGTAATACAATGAATAAGTATTGTGATAATGTATGCCAGCAGAAGCATCGCAAACATATTCGCAATGAAAAGATAGAACGAGATGAGCATATGGGTAAGTCTGTCGGTAAGAAAAGACTGATCATGTCTTATCTCAAGGATACTAACCAATGGTATTGCAATCAGTGTGGGGCACTGGCAGAAGAGTCGCCGATGGAGTTTCATCATATCGATGGGAACCGGTACAACAATCGTCTGTCAAACTCGATGGTGCTATGCCGTAATTGTCATGGGAGAACACAAAACTTCAAGGCTAAAAATAAGGGCAACTATAGTTATCTATAGTTATCTATAGTTATCTATAGTAGCCTATAGTTATATATAGATACCTATAGTTATAAGAGATATATATAGTTATACGAGATCCCTATAGAACTAGCATTAGACTAACACTAGACTAATACTAGACTATATATAGTCCCCCTCTGTATATGGGGATAGGCTATCACTGATTTCGAAATCTGGCAACCCCTTGACAAAAATAATTAGAGGAGATATTAATAGGGCAAGACCCGCAAAAATAATAAGGAGACGACTATGACAACTAACAACCCTAATCCATTCGTGAGACACACTGAGTGTGAACAGTGTGGGTCATCGGATGCTAATGCTTTATATTCCGACGGCTCTCGCTACTGTTTCTCGTGCCGCACTTACACTGAACCACCCAAGGACAAGACCCGACTTGAGGAACTGCTCGGAGATGACACAAAAATTCAAGGCTCGGCGCTGTCGATCATGCCACTAGGTATGAGTAAGCCTATACCTGAAAGAAAGATAAGCCAAAAGACTTGTGAGTTTTTTGGTGTGACAACTACTAACGATACTAAACCTAATCTATATAAACACCACTACCCCTACTATGATAGTGAGGGTAACCATATTGCAACCAAGGTCAGAAGAGTCGCTGATAAATCATTCACAGTAGAGGGTAAGACCGGGAAAGCTTTATTGTTTGGGCAACACTTATTTAGTTCTGCTAACAATAAGGTCGTGACAATATGTGAAGGAGAGATTGATGCCATGTCTGTCTATGAGATGTTTGCACCTAAAAATTATACAGTTGTTAGTGTTAGAACGGGTGCAGCTGGAGCCATTACAGATTGTAAGAAACAATATGAGTATATTAATAGCTACGAAAAAATATATATTTGTTTTGATAATGACGAGCCTGGTCGTGAGGCGAGCAGAAAAGTCGCTGAACTATTCCCACCAAAGAAAGTATTTATTGTAAATCTTACACTCAAAGATCCTAACGACTATTTAGTTCAGAACAAAAAAGAAGATTTTATTAAACGATATTATTCTGCACAACCATATACACCAGAGGGTATCATACTCGGTGAAAATACTTGGGATCTTATTGCTAATGAAAAGGTAATTGAATCAATACCTTATCCATGGGAGGGTATGAATAGTATGACTTACGGCATGAGACTCGGTGAGTTATGTACCTATACTGCGGGGTCAGGCATAGGTAAGTCTAGTGTAATGAGAGAACTAGCTTACCACATAATAAAGAACAGTAGTCATTCAGTTGGTTGTTTATTTTTAGAGGAATCTATTGAACGAACAACCAAAGGTATCATGTCTGTACATGCCAACAAACCACTACACCTACCATTCTGTGAGTCAACTATGGAAGAGAAACGTGTAGCATGGGAGGCTACCCTCGGTACAAACAAGATAAGAATGTGGGATCACTTTGGTTCTACTGATATTGATAACATCATAGCCAAGGTACAATACTTAGCTAGTGGATTGGATTGTAAGTTTATTATACTTGATCACTTGACTATGATTGTATCGGCTATGACTGGTGACAATGAGAGAAGAGCAATCGATAGTATAATGACACGGCTTAGAACTCTAGTCCAAGAACAGAACATACATCTGATGTTGGTATCTCATTTAAGTAGACGAGCTAGTTCAGATAGTGGACACGAAGAGGGTGCAATAGTTAGTCTATCACAACTCAGAGGTTCACATGGTATTGCACAGCTCTCTGATTTTTGTTTCTCATTAGAAAGAAACGGACAAGCAGAAGACATGGAGAAGAGAAACCAAACTACAGTTCGTATACTGAAGAACAGATTTAGTGGGGAGACTGGTCCGTGTTGTTGGTTACAATGGCATAAAGATAGTGGTCGCTTGACTGAGATATCTAACCCAAAATCTAAAGACAACGATGACTTCAAGGAGGTAAATGATGGATTCAAAGTTTGACACAGTAGTTCTAGATATAGAAACAGATAGTCTCAATGCTACCAAAATACATTGTATATGTATCCAGGACTATGCTACTGGAGAACAGAAAGACTTCATACAAGAGCAAGGATGCGAAGAGTTTAAACAATTTCACAATGATCAACGTAAGTATATTATGCATAATGGTATAAGCTTTGATGGTCCAGTATTAGAAAGATTACTAGGTATCACAATACCTTTGGAAAATATTATTGATACACTTCTTATATCTCAGATGATCAATGCGCATATAGATGGTGGTCACAGTTTAAAATCTTGGGGTAAGAAACTTACACGAGGTGGTAAGTTAGAGTTCAAAGACTTCGATCAATACTCAGAAGAGATGTTGAAGTATTGTCAACAAGATGTACACGTCACTCGTAAACTAATGCAACACCTAGCACCAAAGATAAATAGGTTTAGTACAGAGAGTGTACGTATGGAGCATCGCATCAGAAGAATTATAGACCAACAAGAGAAGAATGGATTTTATTTAAATGTAAACAAGGCACATGATTTATTGGAAGAGTTAAAGACAAAGTCAGAGGATTTAAATAGAGATCTTCAAACTATATTCCCAACAATATATACACCACGATTTCATAAGACGACCGGTAAACCATTGAAGGATTATGTTGATGAGTTTAACCCTAGCTCTCGTAAACAAGTGGCCGAGAGATTACAAAAGAAATATAATTGGGTACCTAAAAAAACTACACCGACGGGACTACCAGTAATTGATGAGAAAGTTTTGAAGGAGTTAGAGTATCCAGAGGCTAGGATGATAGCTGAGTATTTGTTATATGAGAAACGTGTATCGCAAATTAAATCTTGGTTAAAGAATGTTAAAGATGATAGTCGAGTGCACGGGAGAGTCATAACTCTTGGCTGTGTCACATCTCGTATGAGTCACTATGGTCCTAACATGGCACAAGTCCCGGCAAGTTACTCACCTTATGGTAAAGAGTGTCGTTCACTATGGACTATAGAAAACCCAGACAAGTATTGTTTGGTCGGCTCTGATGCTAGTGGTTTAGAGTTACGATGCTTTGCACATTACTTAGAGAACCCAAAGTTTACAGAGCAAGTGGTTGATGGAGATATACACACATACAACCAAAACATTATAGGATTAAAAGACAGACCAACGGCAAAGACTTGGGTGTATGCCTTTATTTATGGAGCGGGAGATGCCAAGCTTGGTCAGATAGTCGGAGGCAATACAGAGGCAGGACTCGCTAGTCGTAAACGATTTATAAATAAAGTTAAAGGTATGAAGACACTGACAAATAACTTAATTAATTTATTACAACGACGAAAGCGCAAGTATGGAGAGTACCAATTGGTTGCGCTTGATAAAAGAATTCTACTTGCACGATCTATCCACTCCAGTTTGAATACACTTATTCAAGGAGCGGGTGCAATCATATGTAAGCAATGGCTGCTTAATATTATTGATGAGGTCGACAAGCAGAACGTGGATGCTAAGCCGGTGGCTAACGTCCATGATGAGGTGCAGTTTGAAGTCCGTAAGGAACAAGCTGTAGATTTTGGTAACATAACAAAGGAGGCAATGAAACGTGTAGAAAAACAATTTGACTTACGATGTCCACTAGATAGTGAGTACTCAATCGGCACGACTTGGAAAGAAACTCATTAGCTGTTGACACCATCGGCAGTATGGTATACTGTCCAAGTGTTTCTACGGAGACATTTAATTTTATTAACTTTTATATAAGGAGAAAACTATGTCAAAAATATCTGGCACTGCATACTGGGCGAAAGTCCACCAACCACACTTTGATCAGTACAATGAACAAGGTATCTTTTCCATTGATGTAACAGTGGATACAAAGACTAAGAAACAACTACAAGATTTGGGTCTTGGTCCTCGTATTAAAAATAAAGGCGATGAGAGAAATGATTTCATCACCATAAAAAGAAAGTACACTCGTAAAGACGGTACAAAGAACTCTGCACCTCGTGTTGTAGATTCTAAAAGAACACCTATTAGTTCTGATATTTTAATTGGTAATGGCTCGTTAGTAAACGTAGCTTTTGATACTTATGATTATAATGTCGGAGGCAACAAAGGTGTCGGTGCATCTTTAACAGCTGTGCAAGTAGTTAAACTAGTTGAGTATAGTCCCTCTGAAAATTTAGATGAGTTCGATGAGGAGTCTGGATATCAGGCTCCAACTAATGGCGCATCTAAAAATGAATTGGAAGACGATAACCTTCCGTTCTAATGTCTAGTAAGAAAAGCATAGATACTCTTGTAAAAGATATTTACAAATTGTTTGATGAAGGTAACGATAGAAAACCAACACCACATGATTTAAATAAATTTGCAGAGAGTATGAAAGATGCTGTTCTTACTTACTTAACAGAAAAACAATCTGGTAGCCGAGGTATTCGCATGTCGAGCCTCGGTAAACCAGATCGTCAATTATGGTATGAGTTATATAAACCAGAATTAAGAGAACATATGCCGGCTCATGTACGGATTAAGTTTTTATATGGGCATATGTTAGAAGCATTATTATTATTACTATCTAAAACGGCAGGTCATTCTGTTACTGATGAGCAGAGAACTTTAAAACTTGACGGAGTAACTGGCCATCAAGATGCCGTGATAGATGGGGTTGTTGTTGATGTTAAGTCAGCATCACAATTTGGTTTTAGAAAATTTAGAAACAACGATATTACACCAGAGACTGATGCCTTTGGATATCTTCATCAGATTGCTGCATACTCAGCGGCTAATAACAATGATGAGGTAGCTTTTCTTGCTATCGATAAACAAAGCGGGGCACTAGCACTGTGTCGCCCAGATAAATCTGATGTACCAAATGCACGAGAAAGAATTAAACATTTAAGAAGTGCACTAAAAGATAAGAATAAACCACCACCAAAATGTTATGAAGAAGAGCCAGACGGAACGTCCGGTAATATGAAGTTAAGTGTAGGGTGTTCATACTGTGCATACAAAACTGACTGTTGGTCTGATGCTAACGATGGGCAAGGACTGCGGAAGTTTATTTATAGTAAAGGACCACGATGGTTAACCAAGGTGGTTAATGAACCTAATGTTTCAGAAGATATCCCGTGAGTGTACTGCGCAAAGAAAAAGGATTTTATAGATCTATCTTTGAAGCCACTGTTTGTAGTAAGCTTAATGAAGATAAAGTTGACTTTGAATATGAAACCCTAGTCATACCTTATGTAGTCCCAGCGATTCGAAAAACATATACTCCAGATATTATATTATCAAACGGTATTATAATAGAACTCAAAGGACAACTTACAAAAGAAGACAGAGCTAAACATCTGTATATAAAACAACAGAGACCAGATTTAGATATTAGATTTGTATTACAGAATTCTAGAAATAAACTTTACAAAACTAGTAAAACAACTTATGGTGATTGGCTTAGTAACAATAATTTTATATGGGCAGATAGATTTGTACCAGTGGAATGGATAGATGAAAGATCAAAAGAAATCAATACAACAGACATATTTGTTAAACCCAAACCAAACCCGGATTGCTATCGACCCTACACTCGATACGATCACAGAGGTAAGTAGAGAGGGAGAGAATGAAAGAGCATTGTTCAGAGCCGTTATCTACCAAGCTTTATTGGATGCCAGTAATGAAAATGAAAACGTTTCTAAAGAATCTGTTCAAGTTCGGGAGGATGCTGTACGATGGTTTAGTAAAAGTGTTGGTGTCACTGCTACTTGGTTTGTTGATGTTTGTGATCTTGCTGGCCTTAATTATCAGCAAGTGCGTTCTTTCGCTAGGAAACTTATTAATGAGCCTGCCAACACAGAGTTTCAGAGAAAGAGATTAAATGTTTTACTAAACATGACCCACAAAGAGGAGGCAAAATGACAGACGATTTAGTAAACAACCCACCCCACTATAAATATAAT